GCCATGGCTTCCTTGCCATTATCGATGATTTCTTCAAGGTTATTCCGAACCATGTTGTAATCTTCGTCAAGGTCTCCTTCCAGTTTATCAACCGTGGCAGGAGTAGCATCCCTTGTTTCGTGAATCACCATAGCCGTATTCGACTTTTCGATAGGAGTCACATCAAAAATATCAGCAAGTTTTTCATTCACATCAGACATTATTGTTCCTTAATATTCACGGTCACGGTATGTGGAGTATTGATATTCGCAGTGTTAGGAGTAATCGTGGCGTCAATCTTGACCATGAGAGGAGGTGGAACAAGGAAACTATTCAACACAAACTCCGCATTGCTATCAAAACCGATGACCATTGTGTTACTCTTGAAATCGCCACCAAGTTGATTGACTTCCAGCACATTCGTCGTATTGCTGTATGCGACCACCTTGGCGGTTGCAGTAGCAAGGTCGAATGACAACCCCTGATAAACAAACTCTCCTGTCTTGTATACTCCAAATCCCGTGTTCGCCATATTGAACTTGACGGTTGGTTCGTTCAGTAAAGCCAGATTGAGAATGTTGGTGATTGATTCGCGAATGATGCCTGTAGTAGCCGTAGGTCCAAACACATATCCTTTCACCGTGAAGTCCAGTGTATAGATGACCATTCGCGTAGCACTTTCGCGGTCACCTTCATATTGGTTTTCATACTTCACCGAGTTCAATCGAATAGGGATTTCCCTTGTAATATTCATCGAGGGAACCAGGTTCAACTTGATGGTGTATTCGGGAGTGAAATATGGGAGAATGTGTTCGACAATCTGGGCTCCGTCCTCTATTGACCTGACGTAAATATAGAGTTCAAAGTCGAAGTCATAAGGAACAGGAACATACTGTGCCTTGGCTGAGGTTGGGTCCGTAGCCGTGGGTGCGTAGTTTTTGATTGTGGTTTGCTGTTTACGCGAGGCATCATAGGACATACCGAGAATGTCGAATGACATGCGCGGAAGAACGATCTGGACCTTCTTGTCCAGATCAGGGTCACCCATCAATCGCGCGATGTATTTTTCTTTTCCTGCGAAGATAATTGGTACATCGATTCGCTGATTTTCTGTGCCGTCGGAATTTGTCCGTACCAGAGTGATATTGTCGAATATAGAGCCAAATCCCACCACCAGTTTGCGTATGATTCCGTTATAGAATACATTTGAAGCCATGGATTATCCTTGTACATTTAGATGGTGCCCATTGGGTTGGATTCAGTCTTATCAATGATACCATTTGCCTGGGTATTGAGAAGGTCGTTGTCCTGGTTCGCATGTTTCTGCGCAGCCAAGAATTGGTCCGTACTCAGGAACACACATGTCGCACCAGAACTTTGTCCGCGCACTGTAGTTCCCATTGAGAATACTCCAACGATATGGTCAACATTCATCGTGGCACCAGGCGTATTTATCGTGACTAGGGTTCCACTTGCCGTAGCATTCGCAAAGGTTGTGTCTGTGCTTTCAAACACCACTTCACCAATCTTGAAAGAACCAACTAATGTATTGAATAGGAAACTCTGAGCATAGGCTTCCACCTGCTGAATAACGTCGATTTCCTTGTGACCTGTGCTGATGACTTCGTGTGAATACTTGAACTTCTCAAGTTCCAGTTCATAGCAGAATGGAACCTTGCGTCCAAGGGTAGACATGTCGTGTGTCTGGTTCACAAAGCGAATCTCATAGAGTTCACCGAAACCGTTGAGTACAGGGATGTAGATCAGGTCGCCTTCTTTCGGACGATCCTTGGCAGTGAGATTCGTGACACGCTCATGGTATGTTCTCTTCGCCAACATGACCGTAACCTGGTTGCGAATCTCAAGACCAAACTTGGTGAAGAACTCCTTCTCACCACCATATTCCGTGACATTGTTGATATACACTTCAATGGGGAAGGCGTCCGTGAACATCTTCAATACATCCTCCCCATAAATCAAATCTCTTTCCTTCAGATTTTCCATAGGCAAATAGAACGCTTCTGTTCCTTGTATTTTAATACTCTCTACAACCAAATCTTCAACAAGTCGCTGTTCTGCCTTATTGCTTCGGTAATTATTAAATTGTGGATTAAGCGGCATGATCTACCTTCCTGCAACGATAGCCCTTGTATTTTGTATTTCTCCTCATTGCATTGGACATCCCGCTATGAAGTAGATTATTTTCTTTACAGTATTTCGATAAATTATGCACCAACAACAATTCACCCCTAGGAGTGATAATTTCATAGTCCCGAGAAATAGAATTCGAAATTCTATTGCAGTATTCTTTGGTGAAACGAGAATTTAATTTTTTGGTGTGTTCTTCAGTTCTTTTGTATGACCTTTGTTTTTCTTTAACTTCCGGACGCATCATAGCTTTCTTAGTAGCAAGTCTGTGTTTTTCTTTGAAGTTTTCATCACCAAGTCTTTTTAATACCGATTTTTTGTTTTTTTCCAATGATTCTTTTTTGTGCTTTTTCCCGTACATTGGATTTCGTTCACCTTTATGTGAACACTTCAATAGCACAATTTCTTCTTTACCAATAGTTCCTGTCAATGCTTTGTATGCAACCTCGTCTTGCCAGTTACCATTCTGTTCGAATAATATTCTGTGGGCCTCTGCGTGTTCCTCCACTGTAAGTTCCACGAGATTGGAGGGATCGTCAGTGCCGCCTAGATATCTCGGAATAATATGATGTAAATGTTTCATAAGTCATTGATTTCATTATCAATTCATAAACCATTCCAACGGACCGCCGTAGTTGGTAATCATTTCGTCCTCAAGTTCCTTCTTCTTGGCTTCCGCTTCGTTGAATAGTGTTTGACCATCCATCGTGACTCCACCAAGAAGTTGGATACCCTGGTACTTCTTCATATTGCTTCCCCACTGCCACTTGATGAGCGTGGTTGCATACTCTTTCAGCCAACGGTCGTTCCACACATCAGGAAACTGGTTAGGATCAATCGCTGCGTAACACTCAGCCACAACCACCGTGCCTGAGGGAGCCTCAGTGGAACCCCATGCCCAGTCGATGTATAGCCTATGCATGTTCCTCACGAAACGGATAGGAACTTCACCAGTAAACATGATTTCCAGTGAGCGTAGGTGCTGCTGTGTCAATGTGTAGTTGATGTATGATGCTGAGGTAAAGTCATAGAGTTCGTTCAGCCTCAACTGATAACGCAGGTCGAACATGTTGATTGTTGCCTGTGAATCCATCAGAGGGAAGATACGAGATACACCAACGATGTTTACCGCATTGTTTGATTGATCCAGCGTGGTAGCAGGCGTCAGATCGAGGTAGCGATTCGCCACGTCCGTATCGGTAACCATATGCACATAGTACAGCTTTTGCAGACCGTCGAAGTGGTAGTCCTGCCAATAAAGGAGCGCATCGTCTACCCTGTCATCCACTTGGTCGTCGTCCACGTTGATTTCGATGGAGGGCGCGCCCAATCTCTTCAGGCAGTATGCTTTGAAGTCTTCTCTGGTCTTGATTTGCGTGACTGCCATTTTGGTTACCTTAGGTGTGTATTACCTGGTATTTATACCGACTGCTTCGCGTTCAACTGAGCGATGACCTGACTGCGGATCGAGTCAATGATTTCACGGGAAACACGGTGAGGAAGATCATTCATTGCGGTGAGAATGATGTTGACCTGTTCCAGATTCAGATTGATTGTGGTCATGATATCTTTTTCGGTCACAGGTTGCTGTGGTTGTGCCGCTGGCATTGCAGGCGCTTGGTTTTGTTCGTCCATTTCAAGTTCTCCTATAGTAAGATAATGATATTGCTGCGTTATATTTAGTGCGTATTATACTGGCGGTTCCCACAGACACGTCGCAGGATTCAGTGTCCATGTAGGATCTGGTTGTGGGGGAATGAACGCATCTTTCACAGGATCATATGTGTATCCTGGTTGCGCGAAGTTGTATCTAAGAGGTATTCCGCCATCAGGAGTAACATGATCGGGACCATAATGAATACCTCCCCTCGTATTGTATGATGTTTGTATATAAGATGCAGGGTCACCCCAGTAACCCGTATTCAGAACATCCTGTTCAATCACAATGACTGTAGTAACGATTCCGTTTTCAACTTTTGCAAAATGGCTCATTTTCTCCTCTCCATATTATCCATACAACACAACATATCCAGAACCACCGGCGCCGCCACCATCGTTGGTTGAACTTGTGCGATTTCCACCACCGCCTCCACCACCACCCGAGTTGGCAGTACCGGGAGAACCTCCGGCATTTGGACCACCACCATTTCCTCCACCATATGTGGTAGCTCCACCACCGGCACCGGCACTGCTACCACCACCACCGCCACCACCCTTCAAGTATGTGTTTCCGTTGATGGTCACGGATGTTCCATTGCCACCGGTTCGACCACTTCCTATAGCACTATCTCCACCGCCGCCGCCGCCGGCCGAACCAACTGCGCCACCACCAGCATTGCCTGATCCTGAGGCGCCTCCACCACCAGAGGTGCTTGATCCTGTACCAGTACCAGCTACACCGAACGTCGAAGATACTGTTGTGATACCGGCGCCGCTGATTGATGATGCCACGCCGGCCGCGCCGACGGTGATTGTGATGGTTTGTCCAACAGTTGCCGTACCTGTTGTTCCTGACTTTACCTGACCACCACCGCCACCACCACCAGAACCTCCAGGGAAGGTACCGCCAGCACTGGTGCCGCCGTTTCCTCCACCACCAACAACCAAGTATTGATAGGTCGTCGCGCCAGTAGGAACTACCAGCGTGCTACTTGATGTGTATACGTGCAAAGATGGTGTGTATGCTGATGATGTGTTTTGCAGTGACCACGCCACAGTATTCGTGTTTGTAGTTGTATTGCCATCGCTCACACCACAATACATCGTGCCTGAATATGTAGTAGCCGCAGGGATCGTGCCTGTAACTCCGGTCGTTGCCGATGAACCTGCCGTAAAGGATACACCAGAACCTGTTGTATATGAAAGGTGCCAAGTGAAAGTGTATCCAGATTGTTTTCCTTTGGAACCAGAGGTCGTTGTGGTTCCTGATGTTACTGTTCCTCCACCAGCGCCGGCGGCAGCCGAACCAGATACCGCAGAGATAGCACCAGCGACCACAGAACAAGAACCTAATGATGCGAAGATAGTTCCTATGTCCGTTCCGTTTGCTTGAATGTTTGTTGTTCCGTATGCCGAACCAGAACTTGCGATGGCATACTTGGACGCCAAATCGGTTCCACCAGATTGTATATGCGTGGTAGATGCCGTTGGCCAACCGCTATGTGTCGGTTCAAACAACGAATCTATATCTGTTCCGTTCTTTTGGATATTCGCAGTCATGATTACTTAGCAGCCTTCAGTTTCTCAATCTCCGCCTTCAGTTCTTTCACGGCTTCCACAAGGACACCAATCATACCATTATAGTTGAGGCTGAGTTTTTCACCTTCCTTGTGAATAAGTTCTGGAATGACCTCTTGAACT